TGCAAAGTCTACAGCAGATGCAAGAGCATCCTTGATATCATCATGAGGCGGATTAGTAAATATAAGTTCTTCTTCAAGCATCTGGCAGTTTCCACCTAAGTAGTGCCACATTTGACCATTAGAATATTTAGGCTCTAAGGTAGCTAGGATGCGTTCATCCTTTGCGCCTTGCCATCTTGAAGGTCGATATTCGTCGACCACCAGGGATAGTCCGTTTGGGCGGATGTAGTTCTCCTTTAAGTCTTTTACTATAACTTGCTGGGCTACGCTTACTTCCGCTCGTATCTTCCTGAAACCCCATTTCTCATACATCCTTAAAATGTGGGTGAAGTATTCTGAAATCTTATCTGATTTAAAACGATCTATTTCTAGAATGTAATAATTATTGTTTCCGTCTACTCCAACGACGATAATACATGTGGAGTCGCTTCTTAAACCTAGGGAGTACGCAAAATCGACACTCGCGACTACGTTTAGACGGTTTCCTTTGAAGAACCATTTTCCATCTCTCCTGGACAAGTAGTTTTGGTCGTAATACTGGAACAACTCTCGCTTGATGGGCGAGGAATCGACGTCGTGCGGGTCGTTATAATATTGGGCCCTGAAGTGTACTTTATTAAGGTATTGCGCTTTCTTTTTACTGAGCGCTTCTTGATCGAACCCGAACCATTGACCATCTGAACGGGACTGTTTTGGCCATAAGAATTCTCCAGTTCCGTCTCCAATAGACTCAACCTGTCTCTCAAACTTTTCAAATAACTCAAACTTGTTGACAACACTTCCGTATTCATCAAACTCATCAACCTCCATTTGCATTAGATCTGCATACAGATCCTTGGGGTGATACCTAGTACCAACAACCCATTCTTTAGAATTCACAGTTTCAATAGAAGACAAGAGTGAATATTGATCTTTAGCCTTCTCTCTTCCTTCGTTATTATATGCGTTAGTATGGACTACAACGTCATCCAATACCGCAATATCGCAGTGCATGCCCACAATATTAGTTGTAAGACCAGCAGTGAAGATGGAAGGATCACGTATGGATTCCTCCTTACGAATCGGGTGATCCACAGAAATTTCGCGTTCAGTCCACTTCTCTCGTTTCATCTCTTCTCGTTCAACCATCTCAGGCCATAAGGCTCTGTAGTTGTCACAAGTTAAGATGTCTTTCATAAATTTAAGTTGTTTAGTAGCCAGATTAGACGTACTAGAGATATATAGAATTCTTAGAGCGGGGTCTCTGGTTAACTCCCAGACACACCTATACGCAATTAAAGCGCTCTTCATGTGGTCACGAGGGAGGAGTAATAGCTGGTGAGACTTAGCATCTGAGGCGGTCCACCAACGTATAACTTCCCTATGAATATTCCCTAGAAGGCGCTTCGGATGTACGAACTTAATAAATTCTTCTAAATCTGACTCACAAAGTAACTTCTTCTCTAGTCTATCTTCAGTTAGTTTGGTTTTCTTCACTTTAACAACAGCGCAGCAAAAGCTGCCATAGAAATTAGAATCGCAATTACACCCATAAACGTCCCACCAAGATCACTGCGACCTACGCCACGTTCACGCATCTCGCCGACTATTTTATCGACAGCTATCAATCGACCATTTAAGTCATCTAGCTTCTGTTCGAAATTTTTATGTTGAGTGAGATATTCACTTTTAGACATAAAAGTGGCTGTTTGATCTGTAAGAGCCTTTCTAAATTCATTTACGCTCTCAAATCTCTTCTCAGAGGCATTCTCAGCCTTAGTCACTGCTTTTTCAGCAGCTGCCATGGCTGTGAGAACTGCTTTCTCTTGAGCAATCAACGCAATGTTCACTGCTTCTTGCTGGGCATCAAAGCGTTGTCCATTACGTTTCTCAGCTTCATCTAGAAGAATCTTAAATTTTTCATCTAGGGATTTTACTTGGACATCGAATATAGTTATCTCAGAACTCATTTCTTCTTAGAAACTTTCTTCTTCTTTTTCTTCTTAGGTTGTTTAAAGTAACCCATAGGATTGTTTTTAGGCATTATCTAACTTTCTAGGTTTTCTTAGATATCTAAGAGCTTCTAATCTTTTATTACGTTCCGAAGGCACACGTAAGAGTCTCGTCCACAAATCTCTTGCATACTCATCAAAAGAGTGTACGATTATCTTGCCACTAGAATCTTGTTCTGTTATAGTAGACATAACGAAAGATTAGACGAGGGCAATGAGCCTGGTCATTAGGTGAGCACCGAGAACCCAACCGGATGCTACAAAGAAACCAGTTAGAAACCAAATACCAATTAGGCGGAAAGAAATTTCAGAAGGCATTAATATCTCCTTGACATAGAACTAAAGTTGCATTAGTATACACTATATCCCTATAGTTTGTCAATGAAAGGTTAATATGCTTAAGTTTGGTAAGGCTCCTTTCTTAGAATGTTCTTCTAAAGGAGACAAAAGATTTAGTGCTTTTAACGCTAGAGTCTATAAAGATGGTCTAATCTTGTCTATTGAAGAATTTTATCAGTATTCAAAAGTCTTTGAAGATGGTTCGACTGGTCTTCACTGGAGAGCAGCTAAAGGCAGGAAACCGGTAAATATCGAAGAATGTAGGAAACTATATTCAGAACTGTGGGATTTGTACTTTGAGCAGAATCCTAACCTCCTAGACGTGATCAAAAATTATACCGGTTTTAGTGATATTTTTGGTCAAGAAGGGCATTGTTGCCAGGCGGAGGAGATATATAGGATAAGATATCAACTTTAAAAGGCCTCTAGGAGCCACCAGGATCGTCACTGGTGCGTTTAAATGGGTACCCCGCTACCCTAGTAGCTCTCAACCATAGGGAATCAAAATATGGACATCTATGAACCAATGAAAAAACTGATACCAGAAGACCAAGAAAAGTTATATATTTCTCACTTAGAAAAGTTAATGGAGGAGATGTCTAATTCAGATCCAAAAGACTTCGGAAAGAGACAACCAGGAGAAAGAAACGCATACGAGGATGCTAACCGAAGAAGAGTTGGATGGCCTCCAGTGGGCTCTGAAGTTCCTACAGAATTATGAAAAACGTCTATTAAGGAATAAATAGAACAAAAATGAAATTAGGAAAATTATATATCCATTACTCAGATTCTGAAAAATATGAGTTACCTATTGATAAAATATTAGAATCTTTAAAAATGTACAAAGAAACTTATATTAGGGTATAAATAAAAATATGGTAGACATTGGAGTATCTTAAAATTTCTGTGAGATATTTTTAAGGTGTAATTCAATGCTCGCTTAAGGCCCCCGTACCCCTATGGTACCCCGCTACCAGGGGTCGATTAGCCCTGTTGCAAATGAGTTGCACAAGCATCTGGTGTCAACACACGCAAGGATGCCTCTATAGAAGCACTTAAGAGGCTAACGAGTGCCCATTGAAGTCTCTTAGCCTTCGGTATTACCTAAGGAAATCAATGGGTTAATCGTTAGGAATATCTTAAGATATTGATATATAAGGGCTTTTCAGGATAAGGACCTAATGAGAAGAACAAAAAGGGAAAGGGTTATCCCTTTCTGCTTTTGTTCTCTTTATGCAACCCTGGGTTGCCTAACTGATTTGCATTAGGGGTTTCACCGTGTTAGACTATAGTATAATATGAGATCAGAGAAAAATCTGATCCAATTGTTTCCGGTTCGGGTTATGCCCCGAGCCTCAAAAGACTAGATCGGGGTCAACCCCGCGTTGTTTCTCATCGTGAACCGGATGGCGGACGTTTAGGGCAATAATGCGCCTAAGCGGCGTCATCCATTTGCTATGCACCCTACACTAGCGGCGGTATGGAAAGGATAAGCCATGCTGATAATCCAATGCTTGAGCGAGAATAGGCGCTATGTCGCTTGGCCTCGTTTCTACAATGGGACAGTAGAAGCCTATGCTTTAGGCTTTGTACCTCCTCGTTATCCTGTTCCTGCTACCATTGGGTTTCAGACAACCCAATGTGGGACATATATGTTTGATACCCGAGTAAGAATGGACGGTTATCCGATCTGCAACGGGTATAAAATAATCAGCCTATATCCTTTCACTTGGAAGGGTATCGCTTACGCCAAGACAATCAAAAGATAACTCTAACCCGCCGTTACTGCGGGGTGCATGGCTAAAGAAAGGTACGACAATGCAGGTTACAGTAACAGGCAATATCGGTTCATTCAAAGGCGGTCAGATACTCAAGTCTGACAAGACCATTGCGGCTTACTACCGCACTGTTGCCAATGAAGGGTCCGACAATCCTACCACACTGTCAGACGCCGACATTCTCAAGATCGTGGCCAGTGTGGCCGGCGATAATGAGGACGCTGAGATGGAACGCACGCTCTTAATTGAGCAGGCGGGAAACCCGGAGCCGGAGAAACTGGAAGCCACGGCGGAGGAAGCTATCTCTGCCACTGGTAACGCGATGGCTTCCCGAGCCTTGGCCTTGGCCGATGAGCTTGGCAAGGATGAGGTGTTCGGGGTCATCGTCGATGAGAACATTGAAGCGGCGGCCAAAAAGAAACGCGGCCCCGTGAATATGTTTCTCACTTTGGTTCGTGTCTTTGGTGATCGGATTAAAGATTTCCCGGTGCCCGGTTCCAGTGCCAAGGACAAGGACATTGGCAACAAGCCGTATGATAAATATACGGTATCGGTCACAGTGGCCGGTAAAAAAGTGAACCGCCCCGGTTCCTTCTATTCCGACGTTCGGGACAGAACACCGCGCGGAAAGCAATTGCTGGAGATCATTGCCGCCTGCGAAAAGCGGGAAGGCGTGAGCAAAGGCAATCCAACGGTACTGGCCGACAAAAACAAGGCAATCGATGACCTCAAGACCTATCGTGAGCAATTGGTCAAGGGTGTCAGGATGGCTATTCAATGGATGGCTATCGAAGCAGCAAAGACGGAAAAGACTTTGTTTGTTGAACCGTCGCTGCAATGGAAAGACAAGGATAAGGGGGAAATCTACCCGACGAATACTCCCATCATCCTTGCCAAGACTACTGACCGATCACCGGGCGAACAGTTGTCCGTGGATCAATTCCTCGCCCTCGATGTTGCCAAGGCAATCAAATTGGGCGGGACACTTGAAAATCTTATGTCAACCTCGACGCGCGGTGCTAACAACACCGACGATGAGGTGACTAAGATCGAGAACGTGGAAACGGCTGATGATGTTCTGGCCGCTTTCGTTATCTTCCTGAATGACCGTACCAATCTAACCAAGTGGCGGTCATACTTGGAGAAGAAAGAAAACGAGGATGCGCTGCTCTCCTTTGGAGACTTGTGCATTCATTGTGACGGTGAATGGCAGGGATGGGCACATGTGGCCTATGAAACTGTCAAGGATGAAAAGCGGAAGGCGAAAGCAGACGCCCGTGAAAAGATGCTGGCCGAAAAGGCTAAGGGTGGCGTTCCTGCTACTGCCTAAACTACCGCACTAACTAGAACCCCCAGGGCTAACCCCCTGGGGGTTTTTTATTGCCTTCCTATCACCGTTGCCCATTTACCACACCTGTTGCATTTATATCACAGGTAAACAAAAGAGAATGAACGTTCATTTTCCAGCTGGCAGTTTCACGTTTTGTTCTTCGTTCACATTCTGTTCTAATTGTGACAGAATTGTGGCGTAAATAAGGCTTTCCTATCATCATCGTCACGCAGGGTAGAGGCGTTGCGCAGTGCTTATCCACGAGGGGTTTGCGAAGTCGGGCTTGCCACGAAAGATATTTTTGAGAACTAATAAGAAATTGAATAAGAGAGGTATGAATGTACCAACGAATTTGCATTAGGAAGAAGGTCCTGCTACAATACACATACTAGGAATTCGCCTAGCAAATGAAACGGAGCAAACGATATGGCCCTATACGAGCAGGCATACCAGATGTACACCGAAGCATATACCCGCGAGGTATATCTTCCGGATGAGAATGGTAAGATGGTACTGACCTTGGTACGTCCCGAGGCAGTATGCAACCACAGGCAACTGGATGTGATTTTCTCCAGTCCTTTGGGCAATCACTGGTCGACAGTGTTGTCGGCTATGCGTGCGCTGGTTGGTGTGAAGGGACCTTCTCGGGATTACTCGGGTAAGACCACTATCACCGATAGAGATGAGAAGGTGGAAGCCTTCGAGAGGCAAGAGACTTGTTACCTTCGCAAGGGTGACGAGCTTACTGTCCTCCTGGACAAAGGAACCCTTCTGTTCGGGAAGGAATAACTTAACCACTTAACAATGGGGACTACGATGATCACTATTACGCACTTTGGAGATGGTCGTAAAACCAATCATCCTTACACCAAGAGAGGCAATGCCGAGTACTGCTATGCAGTCGGAGCCTCACTGCCTAACTATCCTGTGCCTGCTACGTTAACAACTACAGCTTACAACCACTTCCATGATCCTGAACACTGGTGGCATTGGGAATGGACTAAAAGACGTTTATTTCACAATGTTAGTGGGAGGGTGTAATGGCTATCAATGTGTTAATAGAAGGGCACAACCGTAAGTTTGCCCGTGTTGCGTTAGGTAATTACGTGATTGAGAGCATCGATCAAGTACCTCAATGTATACGGGAGACGCATGTATCGTCACCTAACGATGATGAGAAACGTACTGTTCACTTCATACTGGATGTTTCAATTCCCTTTGATGGAGAGATGAAATGACAATCGTAGTTGGTTACATTGATGCTTGGCCAGCCGTAAGTAATGAAGGAAAGAAACCATGTAACCCTCTAGGAGATGTATATGTCGAGCGGATACGCTCGGCCTTGGATCGGGCTTACAATCCACGCCATGTTCCTGTGATACCAACGCGTGTTGGTTTTGTACCTGCGTCGTGTATGCAAGTATACCCTTCAGCGTATTGGTATGTAGCCAATCGCGAAATGTTGTGGTCATTATTCGACAAGTTTGGTTTAATAATACACCGAAAATAAAGGAGGAAAACTTGGACAAGCAAGTGGACATTAGCATACGGCTAGATCGCCCACTAAATAACGAAGAGCGCAGGATACTGTGCAGAACAATGAAGCTTGTGTTTGAATCACTCAAGCTCGACGCTATTGTGAACTATAACTTTGAGCCTAATAAACCCAATACGAGCGATTCTTTAGTAAACGTTCGCACGTAACAGAATGGGAGCAAGTGATGTTTAATGCACGCGAGAATATTGCCATCTTTATTGATGGTGCAAATCTCTTCGCAACTTCCAAGTTACTGCGCTGGGATATCGACTATTCGTCGTTGCTCAAATACTACCAACGCAGGGGACGCATTGTCAGAGCGTCCTACTATACCGCTCTGCTCGATCCTCAGCACCACTCTAACCTTCGTCCTCTGGTAGATTTCTTGGACTACAATGGATACCAGATGGTCACGAAAGAGGCCAAGACCTTTACTCACCCTAGGACGGGAGAGATAAAGATCAAGGGTAACATGGATATCGAAATAGCTGTCGATGCCATGAAACTTGCAGAACATATCGACACCATGATCCTGTTCTCAGGAGATGGTGACTTCAAGTCCCTAGTTGCAGCTATGCAAGATAAGGGTGTGAGGGTTGAGGTGGTATCTACCATGATCATAAAGCCACCAATGATTGCCGATGAATTGCGTAGGCAAGCCAACCTATTCATCGAGATTAATACCATGAGTGAACAGTGGGCCAGAACCCAGGAAGGGGGTATGCCATGTGTTGGAGATGTGACCTAGAAAAGGAGATGATGCGCGATATAGGTATCGCGGCTTTGATAAATACTTTTCAAGTAGGGATCATCCACACGCCCTATTACAACGATGTGGAAGAAGGACAGTTCTATTCCTTCGTAATGCCTTTGCCAGCCATCGACAGTCTGGCAACGGTAGACCAAGCCAACCAAGAGTATATGACGCAACACTGAGGAGAACAGCAATGCGAAAGATACTTATTAGTGCAGTTTGGGTGTCCCTATTCCTATCATCGAGCCCTGCTTTGGCCGAAAGTTATACATGTGGGAAGTTCATGAGACAACTCTTCGGAGGAAAGTATGGACCCACTTATAATCTTGCCCTTACTTGGGCTGGTTTGCCTCGTACTACTGCTCATCCTGGGGCGGTTGTTGTCCAGCGACGGAAAGGTCGCGCGTTGGGCGGAGGA